GCGCTTGTTCACGCAAAGCATTAACTATTTCACTTGGAAAAATATATTTTGGCGGTTTTGGCTTAAACCGTTTGTCAGCCACAGCTTGCTTAGCTTGTTCCAAAAGCCACGAGTCGTACCATTCTTGTATCTTACCCATCACTCACTCTCCTTCAGCATGAAGTTGTTTAAAACATTTGCAGCCATTATTTCTCTTGTTTTCATATAGGAATCCAACAGAGATGAAGGGCCACCTTTAATCCAAACAAAGTCAGGCTGAAGCGCAAATGACATTACTTCAGGAACAGCGGCAGGTGTCGGCAATAGGCTAATTACGGGGGCGGCTATAGTGACTGCGCCTAATCCTTTTAAAAAATTCCTACGGTCCATCACTCCCCCTTTAACACAACACAAGCGACACCAATGGCACCGATTATTGCAAATAAAAATTGTAGTGTCTGCGCTAAATTAGTTCCTATCTCCATCACTCACCCTCCTTCAGTGCGGCAAGTTTTTTCTGATAGTATTGTCCTTGCTTAATATACATGGCGCATATCTTTTTGTTTGCTTCCATTTTCATAACGTCTAATTTCAATTTGTGATATTCTTCTAAATCTTTTGTTTGTTTGTATAAACCTATTGCAAACGCGATTAGCGGACCAATGCCAAATATAATGTAAAACAAAATTGGCAAATAATCACCATGGCCTGTTGTTCTAAGCCAATCTTCCATCACCACTGCACCTCACCGATCACGCCCATAATATCTTTTGCCATATCCAATCGCCCAGCTTGTCTCCCAACAAAATACGCTTCGTTAATCGCTTCTGCTGAAATGCCGTGTTGGTCAATAAAATACTTTGGAACATTACCATCTGCGGCTTTCAAGCATTCGCTTGTCCAATGGGCGGAACTGCATATTTTACGAATGTCGTCTTTTATAAATTTGATCCGCATTTGTAGTTTTTCATAATCAGTTTTCATCACTCAGCCTCCTTCAGTGCGGCACGATGCTGCTCAATGCACTCTTTTAGTTCCCATTTCTCTTGAAAGTACTCTGGGGCGTATGCCCCCCACTCTTCAATGTCGTCAATGGCTTCTTCATATTTTTCCCGAAGCCGTTCAATCTCATCGGCATATGGTTTGACAGCCTTGATCCAAGCATCACGGTGGAATTTGCTATACCATTTTCCATCTTTCCATTCTCCGCCATCCATCGCCAATGCAATATCAGCAGCCATCTTTTCAGCAATATCCATCACTCACCCTCCTTTAATGCGGCACGGGCTTTTTTCTCTGCCATAGCAGTCATAGCAGTTTTTGGATCGTACCAAGCAGGTTCATTATGATTGCCGTCTGCAATAGCGGGGCATTGTAATAAACCCTTCAATGCTTCCCGCAACCGATCAATCTCAGCGTAAAGGTCTTCTGTAACAATTTTATAGTCATCAATATGAAGTCTAATCTGCCCCCGTAGCAGACTACATTTTTCCTGCAACCGTTCAATTTCGTCGGCGTATGGCTGTACAGCCTTGATCCATGCCTCACGGTGGCCCTTGCTGTACCACTTGCCATCCTTCCATTCACCGCCATTCATCGCCAATGCAATGTCAGCAGCCATTTGTTCCGTCTTATCCATCACTCACCCTCCTTATTAAAATCCATGCCCAAAAAACAAAAAACTAAGAAGTTCAAAAAATAACGCCCAAATAAAACAACAAGCCATTAAAAATGCTGGGCTAAGAAGTATAAGTAAAACGAAAGGCGCACCGTCTTCTTTATATCTATTGACAAAAAAACTGCCAATCCGTTTCAAGACCCGCCACACAAACCAGATGAATGCGCTTTCTGCCTTCAGATATGTTTGTTTGATATCTGTCGTATCCATCACTCACCCTCCTTCAGTATAGCTTGCAGCTGATCCCTTACTTGCGGCCAAATGTTTTTCAGCACGTAATCCCGAAACCGTTCACTCCCATCGGCGACTTCAACTTGAATACCAATGTTTATCAATCTTCTTATTACGGCAATTTTGCTTGGACCCGCAGAGGTTTGTGATTTTACATAATTAATTTGTTTTGCGGTAAGCAATAATTCCATAGCACTTAAAACTTGTTCTTTTGGCGTTGTTTTAATTGGTTGCCAATCAGTCATTGCACCGTTTCCCCGTTCTTCCATGCCGCCAGAAGTTTAAATTTATCTTTTATCCTTTGCACAACCACATCTTTCCAAGTGCCGTCTTCCATTTCTGATTTAAACAAAATCGTATAACCCTGTATCAATAATGGATCTTCAGATGTCTGAACGATTACAACCAGATTATCCTCAATCAAATCCAAATTGGTATATACATGAGGATATACAGGCTTCAGTATTTCAATTTCCAATCCCCGAACACGGGGTAAAAGTAAATCGGCTATTCGTTCCATGTCAGTCATTTTGGTATCCTCTTAATAACCCAATGCGCCACCTGCGATACGCCATCAGGCAAATCATTTACCCATTCCCAATCAGGCATACTGGCGGTCTTGTAACGTGACCACACCAAGTAGGTTGTTGTGACAGACTGCATACCGCCAAGGAAGTGGATCATTTTGGCGGCTCCGGTAATGGCATCCAATGTGATGGCGTATTTTTTTCATTTAACGGGTATAAAATACCACCTTCCGCAATGCTCCAATTGGACCAAAATTTTGAATTACGATAAAGACAGATGTATCTGTGCCACCCAAAATTTAGGCCAAGGTTTTTTGCTCCAAGAAAAGGCGTTCCATCCTTTGGCGCTGTTTCTATTGGTTGCCATTGATTCATTGCACTGGTGCTTCTGGCTTGGCATTGCTTTCCATAATGACAGATGAAAATACCATAGCAGCTTGACTACGATCTGGCTCACCCATGTTATCTAATACAGCTCTAGTAAAAGCTGATAAGATATGCAGGACTGTTCCAACACTCATGCCATCAACAGCCTCGCCAATGGCATCATATGCCGCAATGTGGCGTTCCTGCTTCTTTTGTTCCATGTGTTCGTTAAGGTCCATGGTCATTTAACTTCCTCATTCTTTCATCTTGTCGTTTCACGTATTCTCTGGCTTCACGCATTTGCTCTTTGCAAAATTCAGGAAGGTCTTCTTGGTTCTCAAACCGTTCCAACCATTTCATATAAAACTCATCGTATTTGATTTGATGTTCTGATTCCGCCTTGTTTTTGTCTGCCCACGCCCTTTTAAATTTTTTTTCAGTCTCCATGTCTTCTTTTACGGATGGATGGTTAGGGATGTATGGTTCTATGGGGAATGTATTTTCTGTGGTCATATCATTTCCCAAGGTTTACGGATTGGCCCGGCTTCATCAAATTGAGTTGTAACGCAAGTATCTGGCCCAATGGTGCCATAGATGGTCCATGCCGGGTCATCTAGCCAAGCTTTGCGTTGTTGCTCTTGCTTAAGGATTCGGTCTGCTATGATTTGCTCAACGGTCTTGTCATTTAAAACCATGCGGCTTTCTGGGTATCTTTCGTGATAAGATTGCAAAATTGGCTGGGTTGCATAATTCCACGAATGAATTGCGGCCATGTCGGCAAACTCTGGCGTAGCTGCAAATAGATTGACGTTAGTAGGCTCCCACAGTTTGTGGATCACTTCTTGGCCGGATAAATCTAAGCCATGAACAATTGCAAATGGTGTAGCTTGTGCTGCATTAACAGCCATAACACCAGAATACCGAATCACAGCAGGTGTAGCTACAAGTGCAGTTAAGCCAGTCAGGAACTTACGACGGGATATGGCCATGTTATTCCCCATTTTCTTCATCTATGGCTTTAATAACTTCAGGTGGGTAGTCGGGGACAAGCACCCAAAAGGCAAAAGGAATTGTATTGCCCCAAACTTCCTCATCATTTGCAACCCACCGTTTTTTTGCGTTGGACCAATCGTATAGTGATATACTGCCCAATAGTGTGCAGCCTAAGATCTGCTTATCTTTAGGGGGGCTGTCAGATGCTGGTTGCCAAATCATTTTATTATCTCCGTTATAGTTAAGGTAGCAACTTGTAAAGTTTCACGGCTTGTCAGTTTTCTTTCTCATAGGAGGCCGAACTTTACCTTGTAGTGCCATCAGGGACGTTTTCGTACAAACGCTACCCCTTACACTTGCCCGTTGTTGCTGCGGCTGCAGGAAAGGACCCCCCTATGAGTAATCGATGTAATTTGCATAGCGTGTAAATTATCACAGGTCAAGTACCGGAGTCCCAAGACTGTAGATAAGTTATACCGGGGTAGGGGTTGCTAATGAAACCCCGGGGTACCCCCTTCTAAACAATAAAAACACACCTCTTGAGCTAAGCAGCCCTACCAAGGAATTAAGTCATGAGAGATCCCTCTTGAGCTAAGCAAGCTTGGCTTGGCCTTAAGTCATGAGAGATGGTGTCCGTTGCCCACACAATAGGTAGACACCCAACAAAGCCTCACACGGAATCAACATGAGGGGGCAACAGGATACGCCGCCAGCGACAGACCACCAGCCATTGTCCTGCATTAGCGTAGACTACTCAAGCTACAAGAACACCCAAGCGAGGCAGTCATGTAGCAAAGCAGGACATGCCATACAAGGAATATTTTGTAGGGCAAGAACTAATACGGGGGTGTTAGTTAAGCTGAGCTATAGAGGTAAGTGATATGGGAATGTTGGTTTTGGGGGAATTTTGGGGGATGTCTGTAGAGTGCAAGGGCGTATCCGTATCCGGCCCTCGCCTATATGCGGGGGGTGCCCCCATCCCCACCGTACCCCGTTTGTTCACGTTTTGTTCATGGTTTGTTCTATGCGTTCACGGTTTGTTCACGGTTTGTTCCAAGCACAAGTATAGATCAAGCTTAACAATAAAAGCTTAAGTATAAACAAGCTTAAGTATGTAAAGCTTAAGTATTGTTGCAGTCAAGCTTGCAATAGCTAAGCTTTAATAGTGAAGCTTATAGATCCTCTGTAGATCCTTCGCCTGTTTCCGGCGCTGGTAAGGCTAATTGTTCTAGCATGCCTGCTAATTGTTCACGCTGATCATAGTCAAGATGGCCTACGTTAATCGGTTGAACGTCAAGCTTGCCCGTGACTTCAATCTGTTGCTTGTCGCTATAGTACTGATTCCATTTACCGATCAGCCTTAGCCTCGTGTCGATCATGGTACGCTTATGAGCGGGATCTATAGTCATGTCATCAGCTATCCGAATGCAATCGTCGGCAAGATAATGCGTGCCTATTCTTTGCGCATGCGCGAGATCGTCAGCAAAATCGGGCATTCGCTTTCGCCATGTCCAGATCGTGTCGAAGCTTGGCATTCCTTCCATTGCGCAAATAGCTGACAATGTGATGCCGTTACAAAGCTTTTCAATGATAGCTATTCTTATTTCGTCGCTATAGATCGACGGTCTACCAAGCTTGAGCCTTTCATGTGGCTCTTTCTTTCTTGTCATCCTAAACCCTACCTAAGCTTGACTAGTGTGAAGCCAAGCTTAGGCAAAGCTTGACTATGTTAGACGTTGTCTGTCTCTTCTTCTTCGTCGGTATTGTCTGTTTCATCTTCGTCTGTTTCTTCTTCCATTGCTTGCTCGACATAATCGAGTGCAGCTTCCAATTGCTCTATTGCTTCATGGATGAATGCTAGTTGTGTTTCATATGGTAGTAAGTCGAAGTCAGTATTCCATTCTGCAATTGTCGTGGCTTCATCATCGTTTACTAGATTGAAGCTTAACATGGCAATATCGCTGTTTAGGTTTGTCATAGCTTTATCCTTTCATGGTTTGGAA